TACCATTACCATTTACATTACCATTACCATTTACATTACCATTACCATTTACATTTACAGCCGGATTTGCCGCGTTTTGCTGTTTTTGCTCGTCAAAGTCGGCATTTGCCGGATTTGCCGCGTTTTGCTGTTTTTGCTCGTCAAAGTCGGCATTTGCCGGATTTGCCGCGTTTTGCTGTTTTTGCTCGTCAAAGTCGGCATTTGCCGGATTTGCCGCGTTTTGCTGACGCTTGCCGTTTGTAACTTCTGCGCCTTTACGCCCTGCGGCAGCTCTCTTTTCTCGTTTTTCGTTCCATTTTTTAGAATTTGATTCCACCGCCTCGGACATAAAATCCCACGCCATTTCGAGCTTCTGGTCGTCCTCAAAATTCGGCGGATCGGGGAAATCAAGCAGCGCGTCAAAAATCCTGCCTTTTTGCTCCAGAGACAATTTCCGCAACGGCTTTTTCCATGATTTGTAAATGACTATGCTTTTCTGCTCTTCCTCTTTCAACTGCTTTCACCTCCTTTGCACGCCCGTATAGCCAGATAGCACAGCTTGCGAAATCAAAAGGGGAGATCTCCATTATCCGAGATTGTGGCAAAGTCGTCCATGCTCCCCTGATCATACGCGGGAGATGCCTGCGGGGCGCTGTGCGCGGCATTTGCTTCCCGCACATGATTTGCCGTCTGCTACTCATAGGACGCTGCGGCAGGCTTGTCTGCGGCCTTGGAGCCCGCAAAGCTCACATTGCTGGTCACGACCTCCACGGCGGTGCGGTTGCTGCCGTTCTTGTCCTGATACTGGCGGGTCTGCAAGCTGCCTTCAATGGCAATCAGGTTGCCCTTCTGGAAATACTTGCGCACGAACTCGGCCTGCGCACGCCATGCCACGATGTCGATAAAGTCCGCCTGCCGCTGCTCGCTCTGCCGGGCAAAGTTGCGGTCACAGGCAATGCGGAAGCTGCACACGCTGGTGCCCTGCTGGGTGGTCTTGAGTTCCGGGTCGGCCACCAATCGGCCCATGATCGCTACGACGTTAAGCATGAATGTTCGCCTCTTCCTCGGCACTGTCACCTGTGCCGGATTCATAATCAACGTTTGCGCCCATCAGAACTTCCGGGCATTCAGCACGGGCAAAGTATGCTGCAGCACGGTACTTGAGCATCATTTCGGTCATCTTGGGCCAGTAACTGCCGCTCTTGTTCCACCATCCGGCATCCTTTGCCATTTTGACGGTGACTTTAGGACCTTCAACATTCTCGCCGGTAAGCTTATCCACGCCAATCAAGCGGCAGCCCCACGAATCGGTACCTTCCTGTCCTTCCATGCGGTAACGAGTGCGGCCTGCAAACTCACCGCTGTTGTCAATCAGAGCCTTGCAGCTTTTGCCGCTCCATGTAGGCTGACCATGCACAACGTAAAGATTTTGCATCACGAACAAGTACGACACGCCCATGCGCTGGGCCATGTCACAGGCAATGGCGCAAGCGCCAATGTTCCCAGCGTAGGTTTGAGGAAGCATCCCATCCGGCAAATTGGCCATTGCAACTGCCTTAGATTTTGCCAGCTGCCAAATGCGTTCATCTGCGGTCAGGCCCTGCACTTTTTCTGCATAGCTCTGCGGACGCTGAGCTGGTGCCGCAGCGGGGATAACGGCAGGGGGTTCTGGCGCAGAAACGGCGTTCATCTGAAGTTGCTCAACAGGTGCTTTTTTGATTTCATTTTCAGGCATGGTGAATTTCCTCCTCAGTATACTTTACATCAATGATGTGCGCGTAGCGCTTAATTGCGTCCAAATCGGATTTTGTGCAATGAAAAACAACTTTTCGGTCACGAGCTTCTTCTTTGCGGGTAAAACTGTCAAAAAAATTATCATCGTATGCATCGCGCTGTTCGCGTCCATAAGCAATCGAAGGCTTAATCAAATTGATCTCGTACGGGTTCTGCTGGGGTCCTTTGTAATCGTCTGGCAATCCCTTAATAACCGCTTCGCGCAGCAGCGTTGTGTACTCAATACTATAACAGCGGTCAATGCTTTCAAATGGTTCTGGCATAATCTCAGCGCCACCCGCAGCGTGGATAATGTCAATATCACACATCAAATGCCCAACCTTGCGGTAAATGCAGTCGATCACCGAACGACTGCCGCCAGCGCCATCATCGTACAGTACACCGTTCTGGGCAAAGCTGGTAAAATATGCCACCGCGTGATTGATTTCGCTTGCCAACTCGTTCCCGGTGTTAATAAGTCGAAAAAGCATGTGCTGCGGGCCGATGTAGTAATAAATACCTTCGGCTTTATTAGAAAGGTCTTTGACACGTTCTCGCTTCGTCATGTATTTTTTATCCTGCATAAATATTCACCTCGCATACACAACGTTCATATCAGCGTCAAACACCCTGTACAGCTGTTCGGGCTTTCTCTTTGCCAGTTCATCGGCAATCGCAACTGCATCCGAAGCAACCGGAAATTGCTGTTGCGAAACAAGCGCTGGCGGCTCTTGCCCCACATCGTAAATTCTCAAAAGTGCCACTTGTAAAACCTCCTGTTTTGTGCTATTTTTGTGGTGATGGGCGGCGAAACTCATCACTCTTTGGGCTTGTCCGTGTTGGCGCACGGGCAGGCTCTTCTTTTTTTGTGGCGTATCGGCGGCAGACTGTCCACCTCATCACGTCGGATGCGCTCTTTCTCAAAAATGTACTTGCGAGCCCGACGCCTGCCGTTGCGGCTGTGGCTGCTCGCAGACGCAAAGCTGTTTGCACTTTTGTAACCCAGCCGCCTTGCGCACATCTCAGACGTACCGCTGGCGATCAGGTCTCCGGTCTTTGCGTCATACACGGTGTACCACATGACATGATGAACAGTGTCATACATACGTGATCTCCCCGGACTCCTCTTGCAGCATCTCCCGCACGTTGTCCATTTCTTCGGCGCACATCTCCCAGACGTTTGCCCGTGCGGAGTATCCGGCCCGGACAACAATGTCATCTGAGGCTTCGGCTTCTCGCCTGCAGCGTTCGGCAAGCCGCGTGTAAGATTTGACTTTGCCCTCAACATACTCTTTGGCCGTCATCATGCCCCACGCTCCTGATTCTCCGGATACTCCGGGTTGCGGGCGTGGGTGCGGCTGATCTTGCCGTACTTGCGCCGCTTTGCGGCTCTCTCCCTGTCCTCTGCTGCAAAGCCCAGACGAGCCAGCAGAACAGCGGCCAGAATCAGCACCAGCGACACCGCAAACAGTGTGCTGGAGATGTATCCGGTGGTCTGCGCGGTACCCTCTGCGCCCATAGCTGTGCCCGTTCCAACGCCGCCAAAAATGACAGCCAGCCAGTAGTAAGTGGTAGATTTGAGTTTCATTCTTTCGGGTCCTCCTTTGTGTAAACCTTTTCAAGTTTGTAAAAATCCTTCATCCACGCCATAAATCCGGCGCGTGAGATCAGCGGGGCGGCGCTCTTGGTGTCAATAGACGGCACCGCCCATGCCGGGAAGCTGCCGGCCTGAATCATACCGGTAAAGATCGGCTCGCTCACAGAAATGTTGTTATCACGCATGATCTGGCAGCACTCTGCAATTCCCATGCTCGGTTTCACTGCCGCACCCCTCCTTTTTTCTCTCAGCTGCCGCTTCATCTGGATGTGCTCCAACCGCTCCGGCTACCTTGCATCCCAGCGCTGTTCAAGCCAGCGCTTGTTGTAGTGCTTCTTCTGTGCAGGCATGGTCAGCGCCTCACTTCTTAGAGCTGCCAAAGCTGCCAATGAGCCAAAGCGCGATCCACGCCTCCTTTGCGGCTCTCTCAGCTGCCTGTGCCGCTGATTCCGCGCACCACTTGCCAGCCGAGGCGGTCTTGCGGGGGTCTTGCTGGGCTGCTGCAGCTTCGTCCTCTTCCAGCAGCTTCTTCAGGTCGGCCAAGAACTGGCCACACATCTTCGCTTTTATAGCTTCCTCCGACTGGCCATACGGGCTGCAAAACGGCCCGGGCTTGAAAAACGACTTTGAACGAAAGTCCTCTTCCAAGAACTGATACTTGCCAATCAGCTGGCAAACTTTATCGCGCATCGTGGTTTTCATAAAGATTCTCCTTGCATCAATGACGCATAACAATGTTGGACGAATGAACCAGATAGGTCACACCGTCAATCACAACCTGAAGCTGATCGCCTTCATAGTCGCACCAGCTTTCGATATTGCCCTCGACAATCGTTCCGTCGGGCATTTTCAGCTGTGCCCAGCTGTATTCATAAGTCAAATCGATGACCTGCTTATTGCATCCGGCCATCAGCAAAGCGCTTGCCAATACGGACGCTACACCAACAATAATTTTTTTCATGCTCGTTCACTCCTTTTAACAAAATGTTTAATAAAATGTCTTCTCTTTGCTGTGCCGTCGCAGTTCTCTGCGTTTCCTAGCCTCACTCTTCTCTGCCTTTGCTAAACATCGCTTCTCAAAGCCATTGTGCTACTTGACTAAGCTGGTCCTTGCCAAGCCGTTCCATCGCAACTCTCGGCATTTCTTCTCTCTTCCATGCCAATGCATCCGAAGCAAAACCTTGCCGCAGCGAATCGTTACGGTGCACCGCTTTTCCTTCGCAAATCACATCAGCGCTTTTCTCTGCCATTCCTTTGCTCTGCCATTCCCTCGGCGCAGTACCATGCCATCGCTCCGCTACTCTTCGCTTTTCCTTTGCCTTGCCTGTCTGTGCTTCTCAGTGCCACTGCACAGCAGTTCACCTCATAGCCTTTGCCTTTGCTGTACACTGCTCCGAACGTTTCTATGCTATTTTCGCTGTGCTTTGCCGTTGCAACGCAAATCACTGCTGCGCTACGCAAAGCCATCGCACGGCCAATCGAACTCAGCCTTGCCCTGGCAACGCAGGAGCCAGCGATGCGATGCCCTCGCTCTCAGGCTTTCACCTCATAGGCAATGTAAGTAAAGCGGCCCTTTCCGCTGTTGCGCCACTGGCCGATGCCGCGGAGCTGGCCATAATCCAGCCACTCGCGCACGGCCTTTTCGTGGCTGTCGTCAAGGAGGGTCACGTCAAACTCGCAGCTGCTGCCCGCCGGGATTTGCTCACTGTTGGCAAGGCTCACACGCTCGCCCTGCGCTGTCTGTGCGCGGAGTGGGCGCTGGCACTCGGTAATCTCGCCGTTCACATGAATGGGAATCATGCGGGGCTGAACGAAAATCAACCCATCAATGACCTTCTTGTAGGCCGTCAGCTTGCCGCTTTCGTTCACGGCCTTCTTCTTGCCGGTCTCGGTCTTGCCGCAGATGCGGGAAAGCATGCCGCAGGAGTCCTTGAAGAACCCCTTGACCTGGTAATCGTAAAAGATCGGATTGCCGTCCGGGTCACGCGGGAAAACGGTCATGCCCTTGTCAGCTACCGCATCAGGGCCAAGAGCCGCCACTTCATCCTCGATGGTTGCAGCATCCGGGCTCTTGCTGGCGATAAACTCTCTCGCAACATTGGGGTTTGCGGGCCAGGTGCCCAGCACCGGCTCAATAAACGTAGCTTTCACATGCAGTTTTTTCATAATAGTAACCTCCAAAATATATTGATTACGCCACCCCGTCCTGGTTGTGCTGCCGGGCGGCAAGCTCCATCTGCTCCACGCTCTGCCTGCGCTCCACGCTGGGCAGCATTCCCACGGCCTTGAGCTGCTCATAGATAAACCGCTGACCCGCTTCCGTCCATACGGTGGTGTTCTTGGTGTCCCACTCGCCGGTGCTCTTGTGCTGGAACGGCGTGGATTTGCGGTTTTTGGTGTAGCCCTTGCCGCAATACTTGGCGTATAGCACCCACTGCCCGTCGCTGGTCTTGTACTGGATCTTCAGGCCGTGAAGGATGCTGTTGAGTTTCTCGGCGCTCAGGCCGTAATCCTTGGCAAGGGTGGTAGTGGTGCGGCAGTTCTTGCCCACGCACACCGCCCGGGCATACTCTGCATCCGGCTTCAGGTCGTTGTTCTCTGCCAGAAGCTGGCGGTTGGCGGCCTTGAGCTGGTCGTTCTGCTTCTGGGCGATCAGCACCGCACGGCGCATGACCGCTTCCGGGCTGTTCCACTGCGCCTCCACGGCCAAGAAATACTGCCGGGCCTGCTTGCCACGCTCGTTGCGCTGGATCATGCACAGCTCTTTGGCCATTGGGATGGTGAGTTTGTGGTCAATCGACCTTCCGCCGTTTTCTAAATTTTTAGAAAGCGACACATAATCGATGTTTTCAGTGAATCCGTATGCAGACATATTCTTGAACCAGTCTGCATACTTGGATTTGACTTCCAAGAATTCGTGCAGCTCCCGGCCGCTCACCGTGGGGCGCTCCGGGTTATCGTAGCTAACTGGAATCAGTGTTTTCAGATCGTCCATGTCCTTCCCTCCTATCACGCCACCCCGTCCTGCTGGTTCTGGCGGTCGTTCTTGCGTACCGCTGCCATGCCCATGCCCATCCAGAGCAGAGTCTGCTTGTCCCGGGGGTCCAGCGAGTCAAACAGCTCGTTGACCAAAGCGTCCGCAGCGTGGGCCCCGTCAATGGGGATGCTGTACCGCTCTGCGGCCAGATCTGTGCGGTTCTTCTTTGCCTTTGCCATAAAATCAACTCCTTCTGTGGTTGGCACCCGCGACCCTGCCCGGCTGGCTGCCGGGTGGTTTCGGCCCCTGCCACAGGGCCATCATCAGGCGGGTCTCTTAGTAACCAGGCTTTTCATCGCTCAGTGTCTCCCATGTACCGCCGGGGAGAAAGAACTCTGCGGTGTGATCTTCGAGCGCAGCCATGAAGTTTTCCCACCTCGGCCAGCGGACTTCGTAGCCGTTGACGATCATATACGTGAAGCCCTCGCTGCGGTACTCGTTCTCCAAACGGCTCTCTTCCAGCTGAAACAGTGGAATGGACCTGTTTGCAATCTTTTTCATCGTTCAAACCTCCTCAGTCCTCGTTCCAGTTGCGATCTGCACCAGCAGTCACATCCTTGAGCTCAAGGATTTTATTCTTGCCAGCGTAAGAGCACCGAAAATTTCTCATTGCTTCAACAAAGCATCCTTCTTCGGTCGCTTCCCAGCTCTCGGAACAGCAAAAACGGATCTTGCCGTCCTCGCCCATATACTTGATCTGTACACGCATCCTTGTGCCCTCCTCTCAAACCTGAAATGCCGGGCACACAGTGCCGCGGAAGTGGGTGAGGCGGATCGCGTGCTTCAGCTCCTTCTCGCTCATGCAAGCGGTCTGGAGCTGGCAGACGAACTTGATTGCCCACCACAGGCCCTGCACCGTCTGGCGGTCAAGCACCGCACGGCGCTCGGCGTCGGTCTGGGCGGCGTTGTACCGCTTGAGGGTGTTATTGCAATCTGCGACGAAGTTTTCCGGGATGTTAATAGAAAGTGCGTTCATGTTTTTGTCCTCCTGTTTGCTTGTGCTTCTTAGCTTGGCTATATTATAGCATAGCTGGGCTATCATGTCAACACTTTTTTCTTCGCTCAGCTAATTTTTTCTATTGACACGGCTTTGTGCTTGCTGTATAATAAAGGTGCAAGGAGGCGTCGCTAATGAACACTCGAATCGAGCAAATCATTGCAGCGCTTAATATCAAGAAGGTTGACTTTGCCAACCGTCTTGGTGTTTCTCAGCCCTTCGTTTCTGAGCTTTGTTCAGGCCGGAAGGTTCCCAGCGACCGAACGATCTCCGACATCTGCCGTGAGTTTAACGTCAACGAGACGTGGCTGCGGACAGGCGAAGGAGAGATGTTCAACCAGATAACCCAGTCGGAGAAGCTGGCTGCTTTTCTCGCTGACATTACGGCGAACGAAGAAGACAGCTTCAAACGGCAGTTTGTGGAAGTTCTGGCCGATCTGGAGCCCGAAGACTGGAAATTTCTTGAGCGGATGGCGAGAAAGCTGCAAAAAAAAGAGGGAAACCCGTAAGGGTTCCCCTTCTTTTGCTACCTTGATTTATTTAATCAGCCTGCTGGCGTAAACCCAGACCAGGCGCAGCTTGCGCAGGTCTGCCTTTTCCAGCAGTTTGATAATTGCGTCAATGTAGCCTTGTCGGTCTGTGGTGTTCATTCTGATGCCTCCTATGTGATGTAAAATTTAATATGTGTGAGGTGGTTCCCGTGATATGGAATGTTGGATTTCGAAAAAATATCACGCGGGTTATCAATGCGGTCTTCAAGAAAAAAGATGATCCCGAAGTCCAAGAGTCGTTGCATTTTGTGCGCCCGAACGCTAAGTGGAGCAAATCACCAGAGCCCGTTGTTTTAATCGACCCTGACACCGGGGAGGAATTTGTGGATTTCCCGGAAGAAACAATACCGGAACGGATACGGAAGGTTTTGGACTCTTTTCTAGTGATAGAGAGAACTTCAGATATCGATATTCTATTTTCAAGATATGATATGATTCTTGATACGCTCGATGAGCTCAAGAAGTATGAGAGGATGGGGTTCAAATTTGATTTTAGCCCTACTGAGCTTTATAACATGATGAAATTTTCTCTCGTTGACCTTTTTGAGGTTGTTGTCGAAAATTCTTATATCAAGCAGCTGGAAAAACTCCTGACTTTGAAAACTCAAAAGGGAAAAGCAAACTCTATTCAAAAGTGGAAAGATTCTTTTTCGGATGAACGAATTACAAATTCAATGATGGGTTGTGTGGTTTTACGTTTTGACAAAATGCAGAATTTTATAAAATCAAAAGATGAGGTGTAATCATGGCAAATACCTGTCCGGTCTGCGGCGGCAAGCTGGGTCTGCTGAACCGTGAGAAAAGCGTTGACGGCTTGATTTGCGCCAGCTGCAGCAACTTTTTCTTTTCAAAATTGGGCATCCGGGCAGCAAAGCAACCGACAGCTGCCCTTGCGGACTACTGGGCTACACTGGAACAGCGTCGGAAGGCGTTCGAAGAAACCGATTCCATTTATGATGGTGACGCACTCTTTGTGTCGATTGACAAACCCAACCGGATGTTTTGCATTGGACACCGCAGCGGCGACAAAGGCCCGCGCGTAATCTACAGCTTTGATGAGGTCGCCGGGTATGAGTCAGATGCGGATGACGTGATGGTCACGCAGTCCATTGGCGGCATTGGCCGTGCTGTGGTAGGCGCTGCCATTGCCGGGCCGGTCGGTGCAATCGTGGGCGCATCCACCGCCAAAAGCGAGACCAGGAAGGGGCGCGGAAAGGAAAATGTCTCCATCCGCTTCGCACTTCCTCTGGGAGAGCAGGTTCTGCCTGTCCAGAAGTATCCGGGCGGCATTACTGAGTTTTTGAAGGAATGCGTTTCCGGCAGGGAAAAGGTGTCAGCTTCAACAGCTGCGTCGGGAAGCGTTGCGGATGAGCTGCTGAAATTCAAACAGCTTCTTGATCTCGGTGCCATCACCGAGGATGAGTATGCAGCAAAGAAATCTCAACTTCTTGGTATGTAAACCTGTTCACAACCGAATTATACAACCGCACGTTGTCGTAGCCAATGGGTTTACCCATCACTCTTTTTGATAGGTTTCATCAAACTGTTGCATTTTTTGCAACAGCTCCCCTGCCCCGGTCTCTGCGCCGCCGGGCGTTTTGGCTGCCGCATGTAAGGTGTGTAGGGCATTGACCTTGCGGGCGGCATACATCATGGCACGCGCCTGCTGCTCCGGTGTCATATCGACGTAGCAGGCCAGCGCCGCGCGGATGTGATTGCAGAAATGGCTTGTCTTTTCCATGGTCAGTCCTCCCAAGGCTGCGGGGTGCGCTCGGTTCCGGTCAAAACGCTGGCAGGCATCCCGTCAATGATGGTCGTTTCGGTTCCTTTACCGTTTCTTTGATCAAAATCCATTTTGTTTTCCCCTTTCTTTTGTGCATATTTATGTCTTATGTTCCAGATTTTACCATGCGCCGTTGGAAAATAAAACACGGATATTTTTTGTCGAATGGCGCAGAATTTTTCTGCGCCATTTTCTGTTAAAAACACGCTGGTTTTATGGGGGCGAAAGTATGAGTTATTTTACGGCGACCCAGATCGGGAAAGCGCTTGCAAAAACCCGGGTATCTGCTGGCCTGAGTCAAGCGGAGATCGCAAGGCGCATCGAAAAAGGGGAGCGAACAGTGCAGAGCTGGGAAAAAGGCTGCACCAGCCCGGACAGCGACGAGATCATGGATTGGTGTACGGCCTGCGGGGCATCCCCCATCGCCGTGTTTATGGAGATGATCCACCCGGAGCTGTACGCGACACCCGATGACGGAAAGACCGACACAGAGCTGGACGCGGAGCTGTGCCGCTTTGTGGTAAACTTGCCACCGCTGACGAAACGACTGCTTCTTTTCGTGCTGAAGGGCAACCATGGCAGCAGCCCGCCCGCTGTGATCTCCGAGGTAGCCGCCAACCTGCACTGCCCACTCAACAACCGGGTCAGCGTGTGCGGAATCATCATCAACCAATACAATTTTGCCCAGAACATGGGATTAGACCCCTGCCCGGACGACCCACAGCCGCCAATAGACGATTTGAAGGTAACTTACAAGGCCGGGCGTGAAGCTTCGGAAAAAGGCGCGCAGGGTTACATCGGGCGAAAAAAGGAGTAAGCTATGAAGTGCGTAAGACCATGTTGCCGGAAGGAGATCCCGGATGGTGCTTCTTTTTGTCCGTGGTGCGGGAAGAAACAGCCGGAAGCCGCCCCGCAGCAAAGAAAAAAACGCCGCCGTCCAAAGGGCAGCGGCAGCGTGTATAAACTGAGTGGAGCGCGGGCAAGACCGTATGTTGCGCTTACAGCCAAAAGGGACGTTCTGGGGACGTTTGAAACGGCAGGCGAAGCAGTACAAGCACTGGACGCTTACAACGCCCAGAACACCCCCGCAGCGCGTCTGAAGTGCACTTTTGCGGATGCCTATACCCAATGGAAAGCACAGCCCAAATTTAACAAGCTCAGCACGGACATGCAAAAGGGGTACGAGCTAGCCTATGCAAAGGCTACGCCGCTATACGACCGACAATTGCGGGACTTGAAAGCGGCAGATTATCAACAGGTCATTGACGCAATGGTGGAAAAGGGACTCTCCCGAAGCTCCTGCGAAAAGCAGCGCACGCTTTTTAGCCAGATCTGCGAGTGGGCAATGGCGCAGGACATCATAAACAAAAATTATGCCATGCTGCTGCAGCTCCCGGCGGCTACAGGAAAAGCAGAGCGCACCCTTACCGCCCAAGAGATCGAGCAGATCAGCAGCCGACAGAATGACCCAAGGTTTGGGCAAACGGCACAAATCGCAATGGTGTTGCTTTATACCGGTATGCGCATTGACGAGCTGCTTTCCATGCGCTGCGAGGATGTGCATCTGAAAGAGCGGTACATGCAGGGCGGCGAAAAGACCGAGGCAGGCAAAAACCGCATTATCCCCATCCTTGAGCCCATTTACAAGATCATTGCCTTTTGGATGCTTGACAGCGGGTGTGAATGGCTGATTCCATCCAAGGCCGGCACAAAGCTGGATAAGCGCAACGTGGCTACAAAGTTCCGGGCGTTGATGCAGGAATGCCATATAGAGGGCGTGCACCCGCATACACTGCGTCATACCGCCAGCAGTAAGATGGTGGAGTGCGGCTTAGAAAAGACCGCCGTGCAGGCCATCTTGGGTCACAAAAATTTCTCCACCACGGCCAACAAGTACGTGTCCCACAACAACCCAGCCTATTTGTTGCAGGAAATGCAGAAGATGAAGTACTGATTTGCTAGATTGTTTGTTGGATTATCACGCGTTTTCAGGTGTTTTCGCACAGTTTCAGTAAAAAGAAAAGCGTATAGGCAACTTGTTTTTATCGCCTATACGCTTATTTTTGGAGCTGGTGACAGGAGTTGAACCTGCAACCCACTGATTACAAATCAAGTTTATTTAACGTGTTAATGTAAATAATTATCAATTTGTTAACTTATTGTTAGACTATGTGCCTCGTGCCCAAACGCTGAATCTTATGTAAAAATAGCACATTCTATGCCTTTTTACAAGTCGCTTATCTTTCGCATTACAAGCTCATACTCTTTTGGGTACACCAGCTTTATTGCCTTCATGTGCTCGTCAAGCACCTGCATCAGACCGCCAAAAGGAACAGAGCTGGCAGCCGCCACAAAGTCGCTTTGCGGATTTGCTTTTGTGGAGTATTCCGCCGGGTGCGACGTGGGAGGCAGTGCTTGAGTCTGCATTTCTGCCGGTGCCTGCTTTTCTTCCAGCTCATTTCTCACAGTGCAGAGGGCGGCAAGCTTTTCCACGCTCTGCCAGTCGGTCGAGCCGCATTTAAGCTTGTGGATGTGGTCATTGATCTCATCGATGTCCATACCTTCCGCCCTCCTCCCTTATGCGTTGCGCAGAATGTCCGCCGCGCGTTTGTAAGCGTCTCGCTCTGCGCCGGTGGCGTCCTGCATCATGTCCTCGATGTCGGAGATCATACGCTCTCTGCCATCGCCGCGCGAGTAGTGCCCGCGCACATAATGCCGGCCGCGGTTTGCGTAGCTGTTGCCACGGTTGTAGTTTTCGGTGCGCCCATAGTTTCCGCGCATGTCCGCTTCCCGCTCGCCCGCACGGCTGTACTCGCCGCCCTCGCAGTAATCCTCGATGCGGTGAATGTCCAAAATGATGTCCACGATCTCGCCGATCATCTCAACATCGCCAGGGGACCGGTTCTTTTTGTCGGTCAGCTCCATGAGCTCGTCGCACATTTCATCCTTCAGATGATTCAGTTTATCCAGCATGACTTTATCTCCTTTCTTATGCTACCCGCTCAACGATCAGGTTGCTGTTTGCAATGCTGACCGCCTGCGCGCTGGTGTTCTTAACCGCCACAGTCACGCAGCAGCCGCGCGGCACCTCGATGAACGCCGCAACGAAAACGTTGAAGTAATTTTCGACTGCCGCCGGGGTGACAATAGCTGTCGCACTGGTCATCGACTCACCGCCGACAGCCAGCGCCACGGAAATGGGTCCCACAGTGCCGCCGGTGGGAATGGCGATATTGCCGCCAAAGCTTACCTTGAAGCGCGCTTTGCACTGATTGGTCAGGCCTCGCAGAGTCACAAGGCCGCTGCCCTCACGGTGCATGATGCAGGCAGGGGCTTTCACCGCGGTCTCGGTCAGGGGAAAGTTTTCACCCGCCGCCACACTGACGGTGTTAGAGTTGCTAAATTCAGCCATTATCCGAAACCTCCTTTTCTGCACAAACAGGCGCATTTACCGCATAAACGGTTTTTAAGATATCCATCCAAGAATTGGATGGATCTGCTTTTTCCGTATCAAGCAGGGTTTTCAAAATGAAAACATAAGTGTTCAATTCCATCATGCTCATTTTGTTCTTATCCATGCTGTACAGATAATCTACAAACTGCTGTTTCAGCTCTGCTACGGTCATTCAAATACTCCTTTCATAGAAAAACGCCGGGACTTTTGCCCCGGCGCTCTGGTTTGCAAAATCAGCTCAGGGGCTGAACATTTTCCATTTTGGAAAAAGTTGCCGTGATTCGGTTATGCGCAGTTGCCGCAGCCGGTCCCACAGCCATAGTAAATGGCGTTGGGGTTGGGCACCTGATAGGCAGGCACGGGAGCTTTCTGCTGCAGAGTCCCGATGATCTGGTTGGTCTGCGCGTTCATCGCGGTGGTCAGGAACGCGCTCTGGCGATCCTGAGAAGCAGCCCGGCGCAGCTCGTTGTTCTCGCTCTGCAGGGTGGCGATCTTATCGTTGGTCAGGAAGTCGAGCACCGCGCGGGTGTTGCTGTTCTGATTCTCGATGATGTCCCGGGTGTTGTTGTTCATGGTGTTCTGCGTTGCGCAGAAGCCCTGCTGCATCTGGTTCCGGGTGTCGCACTCCTGCGTGGCCAGATTGTAGTTGACTCCCTGGATCGCGGTCTGGGTCTTGCAGCAGCAGTCTGCCAGCTGTGTAGCCAGAGCATTCTGCCCCTGCATCAGCGAAACGTTGGTGCTGTTGAAGCCCTGCTGCATGGCGTTGGTGACACCGTTCAGGCCCTGCTGCACGCCGTTGAAGCCCTGAAGCATCCCGGTGTTCATGGCATAGAAGCCATCACACAGGCCGCTTTCCAGCCCGTTCAGCTTGTTCATGACGCTCTGGTTGTCGAAGCCGCGCTGCAGGTCTGCCTGGGTCACTGCGCTGGTCATATAAGGCGAAGCACTGCCCATGCCGCCGCCCCAACCAAAGCCGCCCATGCCGCCCCAGCCGAACATGCCGAAAATCAGGAAGAGGACGATCCACCCCATCCAGTCGCCGCCCCAGCCGTTGAAGCCGTTGCTGTAACCGTTGGCGGGCTGTACCGGCATGGTCAGAACCGTGCTATCAGAAGAAAGAGACATAGTTTTACTCCTTTACGTTAAATTTTGAAATTTATTCTAAATGCGGCCGCATTTTAGAATCCAAACATATTTTTCATGCCGTTGAGCATCGGCGCAATCTGCTGCGCCCGCTGCTGAATGGCGTTGAGCTGCTGCTGTGAGAGCTGGCCGGATGTGAGCATCTGGTTTATCATCTCCTGCGGGTTTTTCCCCTGCATCTGGCCCATAAACTGCTGAAACTGCCCGCCAATGGGGTTCTGGGCCTGTCGGCCCATCGAATCAAACAAGCTGCTGCTCATCGTTTAGCCCTCCTTTTCCGGATCAGGTGCTTCTTGCTTTTCCAGCGCCGCCAGCTTTGCTGCCAGCGCGTCAAACTCCTTGCGGGTGACATACTCCCCGCCTGCAGCTTGTGCGGCTGCAATCGACGCTTTGGGGCCGCTGGTGCGCTCCTTGTAGTCGTAGATGCGGAGTGGGAACGGCCTGCCGTCCTGCCCCACTTCTTTGATGTAGAAGGTATCGGAATCAGCATCCAGTAAAAGCACCCGGCTCCCGTTTGCGACCAGATAGCCCCGGGCTGCTGCTTCACCCTGTACCCAGATAAAGCCGCTGTCAGTCGGTGCGGCCTGCCCCTGCATTGTCGGCATCATGACAGGCTGCGGCTGATACTGCGCAGCCCTGAGCTGCTCCAGCTGTCCTTGCGGCTGCTGCGGGTAGTACACTTGCGGGTATCCGTTATAAATCGGCATCGTTTTCCTCCTTGTACCAGTAGTAGATCGGGCATTCTGCGCCACTGTCCCAGCTGTCCCACCACGCGCCGTCGATCACGGTCAGGACGTGGCCGGAGCAGCCCAGCACGTACACGCCGCGCGGGTACTCTCGGGCAAAGTCTTCCACGGTGTAGCAGGTGGTGCAGTCCGCTTCCACCAACCGGCGCTCGAACCCGCGCTTTTGAAGGTACGCGCCCCATGTGCGGTTGGCGCTGGGCATATCGCCGAGGGCGTAGCCGGTGAGCGCCAGCGCAATATACGCCTGCTCCCAGCTCTGACCGGTGGCTGCAGCTACTGCCCGCACTGCGCAGTCCCCGACGCTGCTCCCGCGCGGGTTCGGGTTAAACCTGTGCCACATGGCACCCCCTCCCTTTGCGCCCAGTGTACCGGTTTAAACCGCCGTGAGAGACAACGAACGCACAACGAAGGACAAAAAATCTTGATTTGACCTTGCTTAGAGCTTGATTAAAGCTTGATTACTGTGAGCAAAAAAGAAAAGCGCCCACACGGAAAAATCCGCATGAGCGCTTAAAGATATAAATATACTTATATAAAATGATGCAAAATAGAAAGTTTGAACGTTTTACTTGCAAAAAATCAAGAGCGGAACCGCCCACAGGCAATGCCGCTCTCTACAAAGGCCGTAGCTTTTCAAATCATAAATCGTATGGCGTATAATGCAAAGACGCATATACCGATAAAACCACGCCTATAAATGCACTATGCCAAAATGGAAGGACGGTTTTTAGAACGCTTGATGTCGCCCCAAAAATAATCAGAGCGAACAAAACACGGGACAAAAAGTGATATATTTTATTTGCCATAATTCATATAAAATTGTCTCCTGCATGGTACGCACTGCAAGTAGGCGAGCGGGAGGCTGTATCAACTAAAAAGACCCGCCATGATACGCATCGTCGAGAGGCTTGACGGGTTCAGATATCCACCCTAATGTGCTTCTTCGAGAGGCCGGGTGGATTTGTTGATGTTATTATACCACAATCAATCCGTCACGACAAGAACCAGCGCAGGGCCGTTAACGCTGACCTCTGCGTCCTGATATGGCTCGACAATGGTCGTTTCCACGCCCTCGCGTTTGCGAAGCTCTGTAATAAGATTTGCGGTCGGAAGATTTTCGATGTTCACGGTGAGCTCCTTTCGTCTAGCTTTTCATCAATAATTTTCAGCCTATTGCCGATTGATGTCCGACAATACGGCACACGCGCTGCAATATCAACTTGACATAGCTGGTCAACGTACCGCAACCGGGCGATTTTCCGGTCATACCTCCCAAGCGGCGCACGTTTTATCACAGCTTTTATCTGTTCTGCATTAAGCCCTTGCAACGCTGGCGGAAAGACTATGCGAGCCGCCGCCACAGGCAGCACCGAGCCAGAAGGGCTGCGGGAGCTGTCCGGCGTTGCGCACCATAGTGCCAAGCACGGCAAACTGGTGACGTTTTATCACCATTTTCGTGATGCAACGAAAATGCTCTTGTGCGGCGTACATCTCGGTGACGCCACCGGGATGCTTGTATGTAGTGCTTGCCATGATATCCTCCTTACTGCGTTATTTTCTCAGCGTTCGCCTTGTCCTCAGCGTCCAGCGCATCGTAGTACGCCTGCGCAAGGGCTTCCACCTCTGCGATGTCGTCCTCTGTCAGCAGGCCGCTGTCCAGATGGGTGTACGCCTTGTCCAGCCAGTATGCCACATCACGTCCAGCGGCGATCTCCCGCTTGATGGAGCGCAGGGTCAGGTCATGCCGTGCTTTACTTTTGATAGCCATGTGTACCTCCTTAGGTCATGGACGCTACTGCGTCCTCCAGCTTTTTGATTGCGATGTTCACGTCCCTCTGATACCCCAGCTTGATGCCAGCACCATCACTGGCCTGCACCACCGTGTCAGGGCCGTAAGCTGTGAGGGCTTTGTAGGCGCCAATTTCGGCAGGGGTGAGCGGGGTTTCAACGGGGGTGGCAAGGATTGCGTTTTGTTCGGCGAGCGTTTTTGTGTTGTCAAAAGAGGTTTTATCAATCCTCTGCACCTTCACCCCTCTCTCCAAGTCCAACTCGTCGCACACCCACTGCTGGCCCTGCGGGTCAGTGTAGTTGCCGCCAGAGGTGACAGGGATGCCGGGTAGGCCAGTGGGAGTGGGCAGCGTGAGGAGCTGTTCGCGGTAGGGTTCGTATACGGTGGCTTCTGTTCCAATTTCTAGCTGGATTTTTGCGTCGTTTAATTTAATTAGTATAGTCGGCAAATAATCATTAGCTATATATATAACATACCATCCACTTTGCAATGTTGCTGCATATGTGCCACCTCTTTCCGATATGAGTTGTGCTTTCTGTGTATATGTTTGTGTTTTTATATCAAAATCTCCAACAAAGCAGTTCGTGCCAATATCGGCATTTCCAGATGCAGTAACACTGCTCTTCACCGGAACGTAAAATACATACCCATATCGCACGCCACCAGTTGGCTTATTAATCTTTGACAGATCGGCATTCGTAACCACTGGAAACAGATTCTTCCCCGTCACCTTCACCGTCAAACTCCCGCCGTCGCCAGCGCTCACGATAGGCACAGGTGCATCCGGTGTGGGGGTCCCGGACTGCGTGCTCTTGCCGTACACGGTCAGGCCGCACAGGGGCGCAGAAAAGGCATCGTCAACGGCTATAGGGTTGCCTGTCTCAGTGCCCACAAGGATGTTCTGCCGCGCTTTGACTGCGCTGATAGCGTCACCTGTGGCTTTTGCGTCAGCGGCTTCGCCCTCGTGGGTGAGGGTGGTGTCCAGTGCTACGGCAGGGCCGGTCTCGCCTTTAGGGCCTTGTGGGCCGGTATCACCCTTTTCGCCCTGAGGACCCTGCTTGCCCTGAGGGCCTGTTTCACCCTGTGGGCCGGTGGCACCCGTAGCGCCTGTGGGGCCCTGAGGGCCTGTTTCACCCTGTGGGCCGGTCGGACCGATGGGGCCTTGAGGGCCTTGCTCACCTTTGAAGTTTCCGCTTGCAATGCCGTCCTTCAGCTCCTGCAAGCTGTCAGCGGCCTCACCGGCGGCGGTCTGTGCGTCCTCTTTGGCGGTGGTGGTGTCAGAGAGGGCCTGTCCGGCCTTTTTGGCAGATGCCCAAGCCTGCTGCGCTGCAGTCTGCGCATCGGTCTTGGCTTGCTCTGCGGCGGTGGCATCGGTGTGCACGGCATCCACCAGCTGCTGCCAGGCAGGTGTGCCAGGCTCCGGCGTGGTGCCATCCTCTGTGCCGGAGTTAGCACTCACACGGTAATGTAGGTCTGCGCTGGTGACGGTCTTTGTGCCATCACTACCCTCAAAGGTGATGCAGCCATTGCCCGGCTGTGCGGTCACGCTGGCAGGCACATCCACATAGCCGTCCACCACCAGCGAGGAGGGCGGGTCTTTGCCGTCCGGCACGTGCCAGAAAGCCCGGATGGTCAGGCCCTCCCACTCGCCGGAAGCGGTGACGGCAAGGCGGTACACGCCCCGGTTTTTGGTGTAGCCAAAGCGCACCATCTGCTCATAGCCGGGCACTTTGATAACGCCATTGGATGCGAGAGATACGCTTTGCTCGATCATAAATTTACCCCTTGTTGATGGTAGGCTTCTTTTCTGCCAGTGCCTTTTTCATCATGCTGACGGCCTTTTCAATCACGCTGTCCAGCACTTCATCCGTGATGAAAGGCTTCAGCCAGTCCGGAAGTGCGCCGCGCAGCGCGGCAAAGACCTGTGCCTTTTTCTTTGCACCCTGACCGCTGCCCATGATGCTATCCTCGGCGATGGTCACGAGTTCAAGCGCCCACTGCTTGACGTACTGCTTGTAGCCCAGCCGGATGGCACCAACGGCCAGCGCGGCAAAGCCGATGAACATCAGTACCAGTGCGATGGGTGCGGGGATAAAGTTAAAAAACATTGCTTCCATGATTCGTTACTCCTTTCAGTAGGTAGTTGTTAATATCGGATTTACTTTTTTGCATACCTTCGCGGTTATTTCCGGAAAGTTGCGCATCCAGAAGGTTCTGCACGCCAACAAGGACGAGACGCATTTCTTCATCGATTCCGTCAAAGCGCGTCAAGTCGCGTCTAAGGGCCGCGGTGTGCTGCGTGGAAACGGTTTCTACCGCAGCCAGTCGCTTTTCAATGGTGTCAATGCGCTTGTTCTGCGCATCGTCGGGGGCCTGCGCCTTTTTGATGTACTTATGAATGATTTCCAACACCTTGTCGATGGTGATGGCCGCAGCGCACAGGCTGCCCAGGATGCCAAGCACCCAAAGCAAAGCTTCTTTTTCAGTCATTTACCCTCCCGGAGACGGGTCAGACCCTTCTTGCGGATGATACGGGGGTAGTTGAGGGTGGTCACATTGAGGTCTACGTTGCCGCTGATGCCCGGCACAGCGCCCTTGCTGGTGTGCTGGTGTGCGTTGTAGTTAAACGTCACGTTGGGCGTTTTGCCGGTGTAGTCGGCAAGCCACACGTCCCACCGGGAGGACAGCCTAGCCATATCCAGTTCGTATTTGTAACCGGTGTAGGTGTAGAGTTGGGCATAAAAGCCCATCCGCTCCACCTGTTCCAGCGCGTAAGCGGTAAGGTTGGACAGGTCATGCGTGGACAGCTGCTTGAGCTTGTTTTCCTCCACGTCCACCGCCACCGGAAGGGTCAGCTCCTTGCCGTAGACCGCCTGCCGCACAAGGGCAAGCTCTGCATCGGCCATTGCTTCGTTGGTGGCGTAGGTATAGTAGTAGACACCCACGTCCAGACCCGCCGCTTTGGCGTTGCGATAATTGTCCTCAAAGGTGGGGTCGATGTACAGACCGTCCGCCTGCTTGGAGAGCTTGTGGTTGGTGCTCACGGTCTTGAGCATCGCCCCCTTGTAACCCGCCGCTGCCACCTGCGCCCAGTCGATCGCACCCTGATACCGGCTCACGTCAATGTACCGGTATGGCGGGTCGCCCTTCCATCCGGTGACGGTTTCCTCAATGGGAGTCTCTCTGGGCGTTTCCGGCGCAGGGCTTTCGCCGTCCCTGCCAAAGAGCACCTTCACCAGCCACGCCAGAAATTCCAAAAGTTTTTCCATCGCTTACTCCTCCTGCACGATCTCCTCAAACCCGCTCTTGATGAGCAGCGCCTTGACCTTCTCCTTCAGCAGGCGGGGGCAGCGCCCATACAGCGCCTTTGCCTCCTCGACAGTCTCAGCAGACATGATTTCCTGTGCCCACAACATTGCCATCATAAATACCATCCTTTCGATTCTTTGTGTGATTTTATGCATAAACAATCTCGCTCATTTCAAGCAAGCACTGTTTCAACATCTCGTTTTCTTTTTGCAATGCTGCCACCGTGTCCGGCAGCTTCTTCCAGGCTTCGGCCTTTTTGCGCTCTTCTTCCTGCGCGGCCAGCTCTTCGGCGGTGTAGCGGATGTACTTCTGGATGGGCACCTGTTCCACCCATTCCTCCTGCGCTTGTACGCCGGGGCGGTCAACGATCTTCTGCACGTCCTTGCCACCGTTCGGATACTCGGTCACGGTCTCCCAGTGCCACTGCTCCTCCACGCCCTCTACGGCGGGGTGGGTGACTTCTTCGGTGCCGCCCACCAGATACCCAAGCGTCAGGTCAGGGGTCTCAATGGCTGCGCCGTTCTCGTCAATGATTTTCATAAGTCAAAGCCTCCTTTCTCAGGCCACGCGCCGCCAGATGTGCACATAGTAGGCGGCGGGCTGCACGGTGTTACTGCGACCGTAGATAGGATTCGAGCGAGAAGCATCAAAAGAAATATCATATGCCGACCCTTCATATCCAGCAAATCCACAATAAGGAGAGCTAGCCTCTGTAACTGCCAAAGCACCTATTGACGATATGGCGTTTTTATTACCGCGAAATGGTGTTGTTTTACCGTCATTTGAGGTTTCGCTTAAACTACCTGCAATGTTCGGCAGACCAGCTTCAGCGGTTGTACCCGCCGCGTGGCTTCTGCTGGCACCCATCAGCACGCGGTCGGACGCGATCTGCTCCCATGTTCCGCCAAACAGGGCGGCAGGGCTGGTGGGGTCTTCCGAAACCCAAAATTTGATTTTCGCGTGGTCTTCTGCCAGAGCATCTGCAATCAAGGTCTTTACAGCGTCTGCGCTTATCACGCCTTTCATCGCTTCGCCAACAGCCTTTGCGTCAGCCGGAGCGCCCTCAACAGATAGCGTCTTGTCGGTGCTCACGATGGCCGCAGCCCTGTCCGCTTCAGCTTTGGCAGAAGCGGCAGAGCTTCCCGCGCTCTTTGCGTCTGCGGACGCTGACTGTGCGCTTTGGGATGCGTCGGCGGCGGAGGTCCGGGCGGCGCTTTCGCTCCCTTCGGCTGCTGCGGCTTTTTCCGTCGCGGTGCTGGCCGCTCCGGCAGCGGTCTGAGCGGCTTGCAAAGTAGCCTGCTGCTGGCCTGTCACTTCCTCGGCGTACTGCTTGACGTACTCCATGCCCTGTGCGATGTCCTCACGGACTTCCACGCCGCGCTCAGCCTTACGGATTCCCGCAATGGCTTCATCAAAAGTTTTATCCATAAAACACCTCCTGTCTCATTAGCCTGACATGTACCCTTTGAGCGATCGACTCAAATCGTAAGCATCGGACGCTTTGCGTGCACTCAAAGCCTGCAGGTCGCTGATGCTGGAAAACTCAGTGCCAAATGTAAACTCCTTTTTATCCGGCGAATCCAACGGCTCAACAAGCTTGGAACACAGCAACCAGGTATCTACACCATGCGGTGCAGAGAAAATGTGCGTTTGCTTTCCAATTGCAATACGGCTGACATCAATATCAGCGTCTTTCAGATCGACCGCTTTGACCGTCATACCGTTCAGATAACGCAGATTTTTGGCAAGTTCTTCCTCTGCCGCATCCAGCAAAGACTGCGGCGTGCTTTCGATGCCTTCAATAAAGATCACTTTTGTGATGATGCCAAAAAGCTTTTGCGCAGCCAGATCGTTTGCGGTTTCTGTGATGGTCTCGCCCCACGAAAAAACAAGCCACGATTTCTTTCTGGCACCTACCGCGATCACCCGCGTGTAGATATCCTCTGCTTTGACGTAGTTGGTCAAATCCAGCAGATTTGTTCCAAAGGCCACCGTCTGGGTGTTTTTATCGGTGATCGCCTGCAGATAGTCCAGATACCGGCGCGGTTTTCCGTCATGATCTTCTGCATGGCGCAGCACCAGATATCCGCCGTACTTTTCAACCAGCTCACTCTGCAAGATGTCCCATGTAATGCCGTAGTTTTTTCCATCGCCAAAGCTGTATGTAGGTTCCTTCACATCAAACAAAAAGCGGGGATCCGTCTTGCCGTTGATAGCAAGACTATATTTCCCGTTTTGCTCGGTGATTTTAAAAGTCTTGGATTCAGATGCCTGCTCAACGTTATAAATGGAGTACGTGCCAAAATTCTTGTTGCAAGTACCGCAGACGATTTCAGCTTTTTTCACTTCGACCATTGCATCGTACGTTTTGCCTTTTACATAGGCTGCAAACAGACGCACGCGGAAATTGTTGCTTCCAATCCGTGAAATAATGCGACCGTTCGCAATGTGCTCTTCACCGATTTTCCAGCTCAGGCAGGAAGCTTTGTCGCTCTCTGTTTGCTCATAGAAAATATTCGTCTTTCCATCCACGGGGTCTACAATTCCCCAATGGTAAATGTAATCTCCATCATCAGAATCGTAACTGTAACCCACCTGCACGACTTTGATGCCGTCTACATAGGGCACGATCATGGGGGTGTCCATCTGCACTTTGCCGGGGGTGAAAGCCTTGTAAGCGTCAACCTGCGCGTTGTGGTTATCGCAGATCCATTCCAGAAATTGCGAAAAGCTCACATTTTTTGCAGCGTACGGCGCAATGCCGCTGTCATTCAGATACGCAAGCTCCCCTTCGCAGTAGATTTTCTGACGCATCAAAAAATCCTGCTCATGGCTCATGGGACGGCCCTGCCAGATGGAAACGCCGTCCTGTTCCACCTCTACCGTAGTGCGCAGCTTTTGCAGCGCAGAGTGTGCCACATTGCCCAGCGGCATGGTAAACTCAAAAGAGCCGGCTTTACCCACTTCGCGGGTCAGCGTGGGACTGATGAGCTTTTTCGTGTCGGTAATATCGCTGATATCGTGGATACAGACCTTAGTTTCCCATGTGTCTACATCCGTCTGCACACCAGCATAAACTTTGTAGCTCATAGGCTTGCCCCCAAATACTTGATGCTGATGCTGCAGTCTGCCGATGCAGCAAATACGAGGGTGCCCACCACGCCATCCGGCATAGTAAGCCCCTCGATATACTGCCAGTCGGTGGACTTGGCCAGAATGCCCACCTCAAAGCCATTGAGAGACACCGCGATGTTTGCGTAGGTCTCGCTGCGCTGGAAGTAGATGCCGGCCGCACGCGGTGCACCGGTGATGGACACCTCTTTGTCCTCGCCCGCCTTGAGCGGGATATCCGTGTAGTTGCGCACGATGTCCGTTTCAAAGTTGAAGTCATCCCACAGCCAGTCGTTGGTGCCGTCGTAGACGCTGCGCTTGAAGGGGTTGCAGGTGCCGGTGATGGTAAAGGTGCTGGAAAGCCGGTCGCGGGATGGTGTGACTTTCCAAAGCCCTTCCCAGTACCACGCCGGGTCTTCATCAAAGCGGCACTGTAGCCACTTGCCATGAATGGCATTGGCAATGGTGCTTTCGATGTAAGGCCACTTGCTTTTTGGCGCGTTGCAGAGCAGCTCCATGGTGATGGTGCGCTTTTTATAGTGCACCTTGCCGTCGTCCCATGTGGTCAGGTTCAGCAGCGAATCAGCACCGGTGACCTGTACAAGGTATTCTTCCGGTTCTGCCGCGCCGATTTTAGGGCTGCCTACCTTGAGGTACAGCCCCCAATCTGTCAGGGTGTGAAAATTGCCGATTTTTGCCCCCAGAAGCTTTGCCATTACACACCCCTCGCTTTCCGTTCCACTGTCACGCCGATGCGTGCATCTACGTTGGTCGCCATGCGGGTCGACAGCACGCCCACCAGTTCACCGGAGTCCATGACCACCTGACCCTTGCCGATGTCGGGCAGATGCTCGTCCAGCATCCCCTCGATACGTTCCAGAATGCTGGTCTGCCGGTCAACAATGGACTGCTGGCCGGTAACGCGGTACTGCAGGGCTGCGCGGGTGGAGAAGGTGCCCAGACTGTCATATACGCCGGTCTTGTCAAAGGGACTCTGGTAGTGGCTGACAGGCTTCTGATTATTCTTCTTGTCCATCCACATGGCAAGGCCAATGCCGCCAGCGACAGCGCCCACGCCCAGGATCAGGGCAAGAATAGGATTTGCTGCAACGAAAGACACGATAGTGCCCAGCGCAGACGTGATGCCACCAGCCATGCCGGAAAAGCTCTGCACGATGCTGCCCAGAGCGCCGCCCACGCCGCCGGACTTTGCAAGACCGTCGATGATCTCACCAAAAGCCTTGACCGAATTGGTCACACCGTCGATATCGGATTTTACCCCGCCGTCAGAAAAAAGCTTCTGGAAGATATCAAATGCCTTTCCGATTCCGCCGCTGAAGTAGCCCTCATTGACCGCGGTCAGTGCGTCCGTAAGCCACTTAGAGATCACGTCGCGCTGCCCCTGTGACACTTCGCCCCAGATCAGATTGACAAAATCCAGCCCAAGACTTGCCCAGTCACCGTTTTTGGCATCACTAAAGGCGCTTTTTACCAGCCCGAAAATGCCCTTATCCAGCTGGCCGGAAGCCTCGCTCAGCTGCTGGTCAATACGGCTCTGGGTTCCTTTCACGCTCTTGTCGATAAGAGTAGAGGTTTCCGTCACCTTATCTTGAATACCGTCGATGTAGGTGATGGTCTTCTCGTAGGTCTCCGCGCCGTTCTCGCCGATGCGCTGGCCGGTCTCAGTGACGGTTTTCTTGATATGCTCGCTGTTGTCCGCGTACTTTTCCACCGCCTGCTGCACCTTTGTGGTGATGCCGTCAAAGGTGGTCTCGGAGACGTTGGTAAAGGTGCCCAGCAGCGTTTTTGACATGTCATCATAGGTCTTTGTGACCCTTGTCACCGTGCCGTTGACTTTGGTCTCGACCTGCTTAAAGGTCGTGGCGACGCCGTTCACCATCTCCTTGCCGGTCGTGGTGGTGGTCTCGGTGATGCGGTCTTTGATCTTGCCGGAGCTGTCCTTGACCTTTTCGGTAAGGGTCTGGATGCTGGTAGTCACAGTGCCCAGCGCATTTTGTGCGGTGGTGGTAGCCGTGCTGGAGATGGACGAAATGACCGTTTCGGTGGTGGACTTGGAGCCGGAACCGGATTTTTTTCCGGTGGAGCCGGAAGGGCTTGTGGTGATGGAGCTGCTTCCGTCTCCGACCGCTGCCGCCAATTCTGCCTGACGCTCCGACCAGCTCTTGTTGCTGATGCCGATGCCTTTTTTGGCATTTTGCCGTAAACGGTTTTTGTTGCTCTTCCGGTTATTTGCATCCGCGTACTCTTCGTAGGTATCAAAGTCAGCCGTGGCAGCTTTTCCGAGAAAACGGTTGAGCTTGTAGCTCAGCTGATCCAGCCATGTGGTGGCTTTGCTCGCGAAGTCCTTGAGAGCGTTTTTTGCCGTGTTGATAGGCTCCGTCAGGCCAGTGATCGCGCCTGCGAGACCAATCCAGCCGTCCGTTTTGTAAGCTTCCTGTGCTGCGACGAGCATGTCGTTCAGATTGCCGATTACAACGCCGATGCCGCTAGATAAATCGCCGGTCAGCAATCCGGCCAGCTGGCTCACGTTGTCCTTCAGGGTGGAAACCCGGCCATTCATGGTCTGGCTCTGGGTGTCCATGCTGTTGTAGTAACGCCCACCCTCTTCGGAAGCAGCCTGCAAAGCCTGCGTCAGCAGATCATAACTGATGGTCATTTTCTGCACTTCGGCGGTGGACTTGCCTGTGTAGTCGGCCAGAATGCCATACACGTCGATGCCTGCATAGGCAAACTGCTTGATATCGACCGCTGTAGCCTTGCCGGTGTTAGCGATCTGCTGCAGGTTCTGCGCCATGCGGTTCAGCTCGTCGTTGCCGCCGCCGGTCGCAGAGACCGCGTCGCCCAGCGCCATGATGGTGTTGCGGGCATAGGAAGCGTTCTCGCCTGCAGAGATCAGGTACTGGTTGGCCTGCGTCAAGCTCGCCACGTCAAAGGGGGTTTTTGCCGCGTCTTCCTGGATCTGGCTCATGACCTGCTGCGCCGCTTCCGCGCTGCCCAACATATTGGCAAAGCCGGTGGTGTATTTCTCGATCTGGGCGTTGTACTCGATGCCGGAAGAGATGAACCCCTCTGCGGCACTGAGTGCAGCGGAGTAAAGCTTCGAGAAAACGCCCGCCATGACCGTGCCCTGCGCAATGGCACCGGCCAGAGACTTACCTGATGCCTTATCCGTGGAGTTTGCAAAGCCCTCCATGCCGTTGTTTGCAGCTTTCAGCGCAGTCGTTGTGGCCTTGAGCTGCGCTTCTGCCTGCGCCAGCATGGTCTTGAGATTTTTGGTCTCAGAGGATGCTTTGCCGGTCTTGCCCACCGATTCGTTGTAACGTCTGGTCAGCTCCACTACGGCCTTTGCGGCCTTGCTGTACTCGCTGGACAGTGTTGCAACGGTCTTTTTGGTGTCGGACTGGACATTCTGGATGCCCTGCCGGTAGGCGCTGTCGTCCAGCCCGAGGGTGGCACTCAATTCAAAAAGTTTCAGGTTCCATCACCCCCTCCGCACAGCTCTTCAAGAGCCTTGCTGTTTTCTTCCGTGATCTCCGCCGAAGACCGCTTGTCGATCTGCTTTACATAAAGCGGGAATGTATACGAAGCAACGTAGGAATAAAGAGCGTTAGCTCCCGCAAGACCGCCAACGGCATCTGCTATGCAATCGCGGTAGAATTGAACTTCATCGTGGTTTCTGATTTCTTTTTTGATGTGGTCGAGGATATAGGACTTGCCGAAAAGTTCCAGCAAATCCAGACGAATGGTTGAAACCATCCGTTTATATCCTTCCACGCCGATCACATCAAGGATTTCAAAAAAGCCATGAAATCGTCATCAGACAGCGCGCGGGACATTGCTGCGGCCAGCTTTCTGGTAGGCGGAAGCTCTTCGCCCTTATCCAGCACCACAAAGAGCGGCAGGACCTTTTCGGTCATGTCTGCGTGCTCTTTGTAGATCATGCGCATCATTTCTTCCGCATTTTTCGCACCCTGTTCTGCAATCTTCTTGGCCTTCTCCTCCGGGGTTTCGTTGCCAGTCAGCGGCGCAAGCTGAGTTGCCGCCGCCACCGCGCCCGTGTCAACAAGGCACTGCTTGTATGCCTTTGCCAGCTTATAAGTTTTTGCAAGGTACTCCTTGCCTTCCAGATCAATGATTTCCTTCATGTCTTTCCTCCTTACATCAGGACGCGGCCTTTGTGATAGAGTAGAACTCCATCGGGGCCTGTTCGGGGTTCTCGAGGTCTGCAAAAGCGGTCAGCGTGATCTGCATCGAGCCGCCGCCGCGATGCTCAGATTTCAGGCTCAGGCCTCCGGTGGACATGGCATTATAGAGCTTGACCGCGATAAAACCGCCGCCGATCATGGGGCCGACCCACCAAATGGGCTTGAAATCCGTCAAAGCGGTTTTCAGGCGTGCAACCACGTGGGTGGGGTCTTCCGGGTCGATGTCCGCAGTACCAATAGCAAGCTGGATGCTCTTAGGGTCTGCGTTGGGAGTCGTGTAAGAGATGGTTGCGGTGGTTCCGGTGACTTCCACGCCCTGCTTTGTATTGGTGGGGGCGTTGTCGATTTCGGAAAGGGTATCCTCGGTGGAGTTCTGATAGGTGATAGTTACGCCGCCCTGTGTGGCGTGAATGACGTTTGTTTCATCGATTTTCGGGGTCTCAAGCGAGAAATCGGACAAAATGTTGCCCGAGCCCTTGGGGATGCTCTTGAAAGCCTCCGCTGTCAAAACGTTGACGTTAAACTTCTTTGCTAAAGTTTCAGCCATATTGCTCCTTTACTCACGGTATAAGTCGTGTAAGTTCAAAAATAAGGTATTCGCACAGATACCCTTCAGGCGTGTTGTTGAGTGGCTGCGCCCAATCTTTATCGTCTTTGTCCAAAAGAATAGCGCCGCCCTCGCACTCGATTTTTAAGCCACCTCTTGGGATGGCCGCGCTGATTGTATCCTCGGTTTGCAGGATGGGGGCCCTGCCGCCCTTGCTGGGGTACCACAGCCGGGCGTGGAAGGATGCCGTTTCGTTCCACCCGCCGGGGATAGTGGGCTTGTAGGTCAGATAGGGCAGTGAAGCGGCAGGAGGGATGTTATCTTCCAGATAGCCCGGGATGCCAAAGCCGTTGAAAAATGTGTTCAGCGCCCGGTTGATGCTCTCAGACGGTCCCATTACGGCAGCACCGCCTTTTTGCACTTGACGGCCCGCAGTCCCATGCCGGACTCCGGCGGGGCGTTTCCCTCATCGGCTGCGCTCGTCACCTGAAAGGGCTGCCCGTCGCTCACCCGCTTGATGTAGTCCGGGAAAGCCAGCGGCACGCCGGTGCTGACCAACAGGGTATAGGTAGATGCCGTGTCAGCCTGCTCCGCCACCTGTGCTTCCACGGTGGTATCGTGGCGCTCCACGGCCTCAAACTCGGGGCCGTCCTTCCAGCCGGAAACAAACCCTCCCACGCCGTCCGGCTCATAGCTGCGGGTCTGAAAACAAAATTTTTTGGTGAAGCTCTGCATCACGGTGGATGCAGCGAACGGATTGACCATGTCACATCTTCCTCCACTGATTGATCTCGGACTTATAGCGGGTCTTGCCGTCTGCAGGCAGCCCGTCCGCGCCTGTAGCCATTGTGCCGGACCACCCGGCAAAGGACTGGGACACATACACGCCGCCGGCCGGGAGCGCCTTGTCGTATGCGTCGATTTTTTCGGCCAGCGCCACAAAATCAGGCGGCACGCGCATAGGCTGTACCGTCCCGGTGAAGGTCTCGGCGGTCAGATCACCGTCCCCGGCCTTGTGCACGCCGTCATTGAAGATGGATCCGCACACGAGGAAATACTGTCCAGGGATTACCCCGGCGGGCACGGTATCCGGCTCAAAGGCGAACTCCCCGGCAACGGGGTCGTCCGCCCGGTCAAAAAAATTGTGCGTGTATCTGCACAGCTCAGGGACGGTCATGCAAAGTCACCCCCTTGCAGGTTAGACCGATTCACCCGGAGTAATGGTCTGGACAGAGATGCCGTCCAGGTACTCAGCAAACAGGGTCACGCCGGTGATGGCGAAGCTCTCAGAGACGGCGGTGGTGTAGTTGCCCTGGGTGTGGAAGCCGATCAGGTTGCTGGCCTCGCCTGCTGTGGTGTACACCAGCCCAGCCTTGGCGTAGTCGCTGTCGGAGGGGTCAACGTAGTACATCACGATGTTGTCCACGGGGGTGGCAATGACCTTGCCCTTTGCGATCTCGCCGTCAGACAGCAGGAAGATGGTGTTGTAGCCCATGAAATCCTTGATGTACTGGAAGCCGTACTGGTTCTGGATGGTGATGGGTGCGGTACCCAGGTACTCCGCCACATCCAAGACGTTGGCAAAGCCCACAACGCCGGTGACGGTGCGGTGCATATTCTTGAACTTGTTCTCCACGCTGCCCTTTGCCATGGCCAGAGCCATCTGGAAGGTCTTGGGGGTGCCCTTCAGGCTGCCGGTGTTCAGGTACTTGTAGAACTTGTCCGTGACCTTTGCGGTCAGGTCGAACAGGAACTCGTCATCGGTCTTCTGCACGGCCACATCATAGCCATAGTTCTGGATTGCCTCCAGGGAGACGGCCTTGGCGTACTTTTCGATTGTGATCTTGCCGTAGTCCTTCTCTTTGACGGTGTACTGGCTGTAGGGGATCTCCTCGCCCTCTGCCACGGTGCCGCTCTGCAGCGTACCCTGAGCGTACTTACTCTTGAGCACGGTGCCGGGCTGCATCCGGATGGGACGCATGATGCCCATGATCTCCCGCAGGTGTTCCCAGTTGCGCTGGAAGCGGGTCACGAAGTCGATTTCCCGGGGGTTGACGGTGATCTCGGTAGTGGTGATCAGATTGGTCTTTGCTGCCATGTGTTAGTCCTTTCCGCCGCCCGTGAACAGGTCGGCATTTGCTGCGATGGCCGCCTGGCGTTCGCCAGCGTCCTTGATCGCAAAAATTTGCTCTTTGGTCATTTTGGAGCCGGCGTTGGTGGGCGGGTTGTCCACCTTTGCGCCGGTGGTCGTGGTCGTAGCCACAAAGTCGCTCCAATCAGCTTTCAGGCTGTCGGCGTGCTTCTTGGCATCCTTGACGTTGCCCTTTTCGTCTAGCTCCAGCTTGTCGATGTCCTCGCCAGACAGCCGAACGACCCGATCAGCATACTTGTCCAGCACCCCGGCGGCCTTCAGCAGCTCCCGGAACTTGGCTTCCTTGGCTGCGTGGGTGTCCTTCTGGGTCTGCTGGGCTTTGTAGTCGGTCAGGGACTTTTCGGCGGCTTCCTTGCCGCTGTTGGCTGCGTCGCGGTCCTTTTCGGCTTTGGCGAGGGCTGCGTCTTTCTCATCGAGCTGGTTCTGCAAGGTGTCCGTTTCCTTATGCAGCACGTCCAGAATTTTCTTGAGCTTGCCGCTGGTGTCGGTCGTTTCATCTTCCAGAATTTCCCGGAGAGTCTTGCGTTCGAGTGCCATGTGATAGTCCTTTCTGCCCTTGCTCGGGCTGCCATGCTTGGCAATAAGGTTTATTTGCCGGACGTGCTGCCGGTGTGGTGCCGCCTGTGGGGCTTGAACCCACGCCCCCCGGATTAAAAGTCCGGTGCTCTGCCAGACTGAGCTAAAGCGGCATAAAAAAACCACTATGAAGCCTTTTTCGGGGCACATAGTGGTTAAAATGGGGGATTTCCGTGAATGACTTTTACGGCTTCACCTCCACACTTGGCAGGATGTCAGTGTGGAAATAGAGCTTGTAGTGGTAGGGGTCGGTATGGGTGCCGGTGATGTCCTCCACCACATACATGGTGTAGTCGTTCAGATAGATGTAGTTCTTGCGGTAGGAATCCGGGCCGACTTTCACCGTGCAGACCAGCTCATTGTTTGAGTTGTTGGAGATGGACATATAGCCCTCGGCTTCCATGATGACCTTATCCGTGCGGGCGTTGTAGACGGTGATCTTGCGTTCACTCTCAAAGTAATCGGCCTGCTTGGAGATGTTGGCGTTCGCCTCGTCAGCCTCAGAGCAGCCGCACAGACACAACACGACCAAAAGTGTAATTACTGCAAAAATCTTTTTCATGTTTATTCTCCTTTGCAAAAATCCAAGCCTTCTTTGATAACAGTTACCTCTTCTTTGCTGAATATCGGCTTATCCGCGTCAACCGATACCGTTATCTCAACCTTTGCTCTACCCTCGCCATAAACCAAATCGCAAAGGGCTTGCAAGTTTTTAGTGGCTTCTTTTCCTTCCTCTAAAAACTTTTTCCTCAGCACTTCTTTTTCTCCGCAGCTCTCGATTGTTAAGAGCTTCTTTTTGGTTTCCTCAATATCTTTTTCTGCCTGTTCTGCAATAGAGAGCCCTCTTTCTTTGAGAAAACAATGCATTGTGAGCAAATCTTCAAGTCTCTCTTTTTCTGTCATGTTATTCTCCCTTCTCTGCTTCCTCCACGGCGATCTGCCGCAGCTCATCAATGTGATCCTCCACCGCTGGGCGGAGGAACGGGCGGGCTTTCATGCCCCGGGTAAAGTGCCACTTGCCGTTGAAGTCCTTCCAGACCCACGGCGTTTTGCGTCCGTTGCCCTTCTCGGCAAAAACACCTGTGCCCAGCTCAACGTAGACGCTGTAAAACAGGTTGCTGCCGATGGTCACGGTCTTTTTTGCGAGGTCGGTGGCAAAGGTCAGGCTCTGCTTGAGCGCGCCGCCCACGTAGCCCTCAATGCCCGTGCTGTCTGCCGTGCCAGTAGGCACAAGCAGCTGGGCGTAGTCCTGCACCTTCATGCCCCATAGGGTCAGCACCCGCTCCGCCCACGAGTCCAACGCCTCATGCAGCTGCGGGGTGTTGTCGGTGAATTTGATGTCGTAGTTAAAGTTCACGGCTTGTCCCTCGGTTCTCGCTTTTTCTTTAAGATGCGACCGCACTCAGGGCAGAAATTCAGCTGTCCGGCACGATGCGTTACCGTACCGCACACGCCTGCGCCTTTCCTGTGCGTTTTTGTGATAAGACTGACTTGAAACGTGGTGTAAAGGTCGTTTTCCCCTTTGGGGGAATTTTTCTTCCACCACGCAAGCCTCTCGCAAAATTTGCAAGGCTTCTTCTCATCCATGCTTTGCAGCCTCCTTTCTGCGTTTTCGCTCTTCTGCCCACCACATTTGCTCTTTTTCCTTTCCGCCCTTGGATTTATACCACTCGGTGTAATCCATGACGGGGGTGGTCTCTTTGGTCACATTGTCCCGTTGCATGGCGTTCTGCCGAGGATACTTGCCCAGCGCAGAGGACAGCACACAGCGGCAGTGGTAGACCATCTCCGGCGCTGCGTTGGGGTCGCCGGGGCGCTGAATCTCGTAGCCCATGACCTTGAACGGCTCGTCAAGGTCTGCCGTCTGCTGGTCAAGCAGGCGGTGCATCTCACGGGTGCGGTAGTCGTGGGTGGAGGTCCACCGCTTTTTGACCTCGATGCCCAAAGCCTGGGCGTTTCGCATCTGCTGCAAAGCCCCCGCATTCTGGGCCCCTGTCAACGCTGTAATGGCGTTGTTCATGGCCCAGTGGATCTCCGTGTCGGCCATGCCGTTGACGGCCTGCACGGCGATGTCGTGGACGCTCTTGCCCTGCACAATGCCCTGCATGACGTAGCGATTGAACACCCGGGCATCATAGGTGCGGTTGCTTTCGCTCTTGATGCGCTTGTTGGGCACCATGCGGGGGTTCTCTTTCAGCAGCAGCTTGACGGCCTCGGTGTTGTACAGGGTCAGCCCGAACGTCACGCCTGCGGCCTGTTCCAGCTCGTAGAAAGCCCAGTTTGCGCCAAAGGAAAAGATATTGTATTGCTCGTCCCGGGCCAGCTTGTAGGCCGTCTCTTGGGCTGTGGTGCAGGTCTGGGTGATGCCGTCCAGCTTCTTGCGCATCAAATCGGACTGAAAGACCTGATTTTGCAGCCAGATGCGGTAATTCTCTTCGGTGATCTCTCCCGCATCCAGCTGCGCCCGCTTGCGCTCGTCCAACGCTCGGTACTTCCCAAGAAACTCGGCGAGCTGCTCGGTCATCTCCCGGCGGGCAGTGCCGTATACCCGCAAAATGCGGCGGCGCAGGCGGTTCAGCTGGCGGGTAGAGATACGGTCACGGTCAGTCATAAGCCAATCGCCTGTGCAACGGCCAGAAAGCACCCAGCCACAATGGCAAAATCAGCGACGAAAAGCATCACATCGATCAATCTTCCCAGAGGATCATAAATTTTGCTGGTTTTTTTCATCGGCGTCCTCCTCCTCTTTTTCAAACTGCGGTCGTCCAAACGCATCAATGCCGATCATCCGCACGTTTGGCCTTGTGACTTCAATAGTCGTTCCCTGCAGCAGCTCAACAGCGGAAATGAACCGTTGCATAACATTTTCTGCTTCTTCTGACAGCTCGATTTCAATTTTCCCCTCCATCGGGATTTTAAGATTCGCCATCTCCGTTTCCCTCCTCTCCCTCGTTGCCGTCAATCGTCTCTCTCACCGCACTCTCCGCCATCAGCGCGGCCTTGGCCTGCTCCTTTTGTTCCGGGGTCAGGTTGGGCAGCAGGTCGATGGCCATGTCCTGACCGATGATCGGTGCCTCGGAGATCACCGTTGCGACCTGCTCAGCCGTGTTGGTGATCTTGCTGCGGTTGAATGCCGGCATAGCGTTGTCAAAGCCAGCCAGTGCGCAGATCTGCCGGATGAACGGCTTGACCTGCGCCTCGAAGTCGTCCGCGTTCTGGTTCAGCGGCTCATAGGCCGCATCCAGATGGTCGTTTGTGCTGTCCGCACTCACGCAGTGCACATCCAGACCGCCGAAGTCCTCATAGACCCGGGTGTGGAGCAGCTCCAAAAGAGCCTGCCGGGCCGTCACAGGGATCTCGGTGGTGTAGGGGGTGATCTTGCCGCCCTCGCTGGTGTCTGCGCCTGCAATGTGGTACAAATTCAGCTTGACAAGGAACTCCTGCAGCTCGTCATCGGTCATGCCGTTGAAGTTCTCGCACAGCCAGTAGATCTGCGAAAAGTCCTGCAGGTCATTGCAGAAGCCAGACATCACCAGATCGGTGTTGTCAATGTAGGCTTTCAGGCCCACAAGGGTGCTCTGGTGCAGATCTGAACCCCACAGCGGCACAATGGGCAAGGCGCTGTAGTTTTCGCCCTCCACGCTTTCCAGACCGCCGCCGGGTGTGGTGACGGTCACGCTCTTGTATGCCTGCTTCGGCGTTGTCTCTTGCATCACATTGCCGATTTTGCTTTCCGTATACTCGGTAAAGCCGTCCAGCTCGTACAGGATATAGTGCATATCCGTGTCAGGATTCAGCCGCCAGAAGCGCACACCCGCCTGCAAAAGGCCTGTCTTTTCATCGTACAGGGGAGCGAACTCGGTCAACTTGAAAACCACCAGGTGGTCGTTGTTCCAGAAGCCGAAGCTCTCGCCATGGATCAGGGCAAAATATCCGGCCTTCTGGATCTGCTCGTCAAAGTTCTGCCCCAGCTTGTCCTTGTCCACGCCATCGTCTGCAAAGACCACGCCGTTGCCGAGGGAGTAGGTCGCCCGCTGCTTGTTGAGCCGCCGGAAAAGATTGCTCTTGACCATATCGGGGTGCAGGACATCCTGCCGTGTGTTCTTGGATAGGCGTTTCAGCATCAAAGCGTAAGCCTGCGCGAAACGTTCAGCCCCCGGGTTTTTCTGGGCATCGTACAGGTCGGCATCCAGTGCCATCTTGTATGGTCCGGAACTGCAGTGCTGCTGCACGAACCGCCGGACAAAATCGGGCTGTTCCCCGGCGGATTGCGCCTGCTGGAAGGTCTGGAAAGTGTATACAGTGCTCAAAATCAATTCCTCAGTTTCACAAGGCGCTTTGTGCGCACGAAATAGCGGATAGCGTCCATGCAGTGGTCGTTGACCTTCAGCACGGTGTCGTCTTTGTCCGGATCCCAAGCGTACACGCCGAACTCTTCCAGCGTGTGCTTGCAGTCCTTGTAGATCTTCAGCCGCCCGGTCTGCAGCATGGTCTGCACGTCCAGAATGCCGCTCAGAACGTCGTTGTTTGCGGGGGTCTGTGTAAAGCCGTTCTTGCGCAGCTCTGTAATCAGGGGCAGAGCAGAGGGGTCAACGATGATCCTTTCCGGCTTGAGACCGCCCAACCACGCCTTGAGGTCTGTAACGTACTCGCCCACGGTCTTTTGCCGCTTCTGCTCTCGCCCGCTGTAGTAATACTCCCGGGTGACGATCCAGCAGTCTGCGTCTGCCTGCTTCTGGAACAGCAGAAAGGTCGTTGCGTTCTGGGTGCCAAAGTCGCACGCCACATAAGCGCTCTTTGGAGACAGCTCGGGCAGCACGTCAATGACGTGTTTTTTCGGGTCGAACATGTCATATACAAGGCCCTCTGCCACCGTCCACAGACCAAGAATGTAGCGCTGATAGAAAACGCCGCTATACTGGCTGCGGTATCTGGCCTTGATGTCCTCGGAAAGAGACAAGTTGTCGTCCATCGTAAAGTGGAGATACATCATCTTGCGGGAGCGGCATTTCCGCACCCACTCCAGATAGAACCAGTGCTGTGGGCTGCCCGGGTTGCAGTTGAACCAGAACTTTGATCCGGTGACAGAGCAGCGGGCCGTGGCCTGATTGACGAAGCTTTGCGGCATCAGGGCCACCTCGTCGAAGAATGCCCCGGCAAGGGTGATGCCCTGGATCAGGTCCTGACTGCTCTCGTCCTTGCCGCCAAAAAAGTAAAACTCGTTGGTTCTGCCGCCCTTGCTGACGGTCATGCAGTTTTCTGCCCGATGCTCCTTGACGTTGTAACCACGGGCTGCAAGCTGCTGCTTGAGCGTCCCTAGCACGTTGCGCCTGAAGCTGGCAATGGTCTTGCCGCACATGGCAAACTGCTGGCCGCTGTAACAAGTCATAGCCCACTGGACAAAAGAAAAGCTCATGGCAAAGGTCTTGCCCGAGCGAATAGCGCCATCTGCAATGATGCCGTTGTAGCTGCTGTATGCGCTCTGCGGCGTCCACCAGCTCAAGACCTGCTTTTGCCGTTGGCTGAGGGCTTTCCAGCGAAAACCGTTACTTTTCCGCATGGTCGGCCTCTTCCTCTGGCAGCATCTCCACGTCATCCGGCGGGCTGAGGTCTGCGGTAGCGCTCAGGGCTTCCAGCAGGCCATCATCCGGGGCTTCTATGCCGCTCTGGTCTCCCAGCATAGCAAACTTGTCCACGATGGTGCCGAACGCCGTGGACAGCTGCGGCAGCGTTGCTTCTGCGATTTTGTCAGGGTCTGCCATCGCTTTTAGGTACAGCCCGAGAAGATCCTGTGCTTCCCCGCGCTTACTGCCTAAGTAGGAAAGCATGTCCTGCGTGTTCTGCTCTTTTTTTAAGGCGCACAAATCCGCACACTTGGGATTATCTTTCACGATTTTCCGCACGGTGCTTTCTGCCACGTCGTTCAGCTTGGCGGCTCTGGCGTAGCTTTGCAGCTGCACATAGTCAGCAACGATCTTCTTTTTTTGCCTGTCTGTCAGCCGCTTCGCACTCACCGCCACCACCTCTCTAAACTCATGCAAAAGAAAAACCGCCCGGAAATCCGAACGGTCAGAATATCAAAATAAGCAGCACCCGTGCATTCAGTTCGTTGGACATGCGTCAAACGGTGGGCACTGCTGCATCCGGAACTTTCGCGGCCGGATGCCCCGCTATTGCGCGGCCCGCTCATAGGGCACGCAAGCACTCCCGGCAGGGCTCGAACCTGCAACATGCGGTTTTGGAGACCGCTGCTCTACCACTTGAGCTACCGGAGTATAAAAGCCGCCCTTGGAATTGAACCATCCGTGTCTACACACACGCGCTGCGCTCCAAACTGCGCTCAGGCGGCCATATAAAAACAGCTCCGGTTCGCCGCCGTGGCTGTTGGTTGGCGCACATCCTGTCAGTAAAGTTACACCTTGGCAAGGATTCTAAGGCCTTTTCTTGGCACGGGAGGTTGCACGTGCGGCCTTGCGGGTTGTCTAGTCCATGCGCCATACGGTGCGATACGGCGGAATCGAACCGCCTCCTGTCTCTCATGAGCGGCAGGCTGCCTTTGTTTCAGTGTATCGCATAGAAGCAGCCCGCGAAACGTGAAGAGAGAGCAAAGCCCAGTACCTGCAAACAGAAAAGGAGGAAAATGCCAAGAAGGGACACGTTTCGGAGGCTGCGTGCATCGGTTTGCCTTTTGGCTTTTCCGATGATACAATTTTACACCATGCGATAGTGAAACCGCAATGTAATGACAGTGCAATGTTTTTAAAGGCTCAGCTCCTCCATTGCTTTTCGCCGCAAGACATAGACCATGCGCAGAGAGTAATTCATATCTTTTGCGACCCTGTCCCACGTGAGGCAATCGAGATAGTACTTGTACAGCACCGTGTATGCTTTCTCGTTCTGGATCCGGTCAAGTGCGCTTTTGATCTCAAGAAACAGCCTGTCGCAGACCGCTCTTTGCTCATAGGCGCGGCGCTCCGCTTCCTCTTCGCGTTCAACCGCCCGGGCAAGGCTCTGGCCATCTTTGCTGCCGCCGGGGGCCGCGCTGAGGCTCTGGGTAATGTGCCGGGTGGCCTCCTGTGCTTCGGCCAGCCGGTCAGACAGCAAGTAGTATCTTTTCTCTGCTTCGCGGTAGCGGTTCAGCCACGCCTTAACGGCGCAGTAATCGGTTCTGTCCGGCTTCTGGGTGTCAGTGTCAGGCGTCCATGTGCGTGTCATTGTCTTCCTCCTTGCTAGCGAAAATCTCAAAAGTGACTTTTAGCTTCCTGTTTCAGATAACGCCCCACACCTTTTCGAGCTTCGTTTTGTCTGAATTCCCCATTTCAGTAATAAAATGAGTCAGAACAGCGGAAACTGCTTCGTCGGTCACATCAGACTTGCTTCTCCATAACTGCAATCCATCTTTCCGCTGCTTCATCATCGTTCCGGCATAGATGGTTCCGAATAGCCCACACCCAACATGATATTCAGCCATTTTCGTCCTCCATTTCTTCAATCCAGATTTCCGCCCTCGGATTCTGCTTATCATAGTCCACCCGGCTTCCGTCGTGGGCTGCCACGATCTGGCTGTTGTCGTCTTCCAGCACCCTAGCCTTTACCAGTATGTCGCAGGTGGCCTCGATGAGGTTTGCCAGGTCGACCCGGCGGGCGGTCTTCATGTAGTAGACGCACCGCACGTTTACACGGGCAGAGATGGGGCTGTGCGGCCTTTTGATTTGCCGCAGGCAGTCCGTCTCATACTCCACGTAGGCCTTGCTAGGGGCCACAAATGTGGCACCAGAGTGCGTGCGGAGAATGCGGGCAGAGTTTTTCTTGGTGCGGGGTTCGCCGTAGAGGGTCAGTTTCATCTGCCGTCCTCCACGTAGTACCAGCTTTGGGGCGGGTATTCGATTCCGAATGCTTCTCCCCGGCAAATCAGCTTTTCTGCGTCCCATCTGCGGCAGGTGCAACAGTCTCCGCGATGCGTACAGGGCTGTATCGCCCAGAAATCTTTAAGCTTTATTGGCTTTTTGTAGGGTTTGAAGTTTGAAATATGCCAGCAGTACGCATCGCGGCAGTCAATCAGCCTCCGTCCTTTCCAGCCAGCATAAGCCTCTACCTGCTGCGGTGTAAGGCAGCTTCCCAAAATCCTTTCTTCGAGATTCCCCGGAATAGAGCTTGTAAGCGGAGTAATTCTATCGATATCGTTGCAGGTGAACTCGCCAATGACGCGCCCCCTTTTCCCTGGCCAGCCGCCGTGGACCTTCGCGGACACGTCCCAGTTACGGTCGTCCGAATTAAACTCTTTACTCGCCGTCCGGGTGCAGTAGATATACACCCTGAACGGCGTTTCCAGCTTCGGGCGGGTCTTGCGCACCTCAATGGTCTTTTGCCCCCGAATGATGAGGTCGCACCATTCAGGCCGAATGCTCATCAAGATAGCTTTCATTTTTTCATCATCCCTTCCATTGCCAGCTGCTCGCACTGCTTTTCAGCTTCCCTGCGCTGCTGGTCATACTCAAATAGCATATCTGCGTACTCATTGCCCACCCGGCGGATGGCGGTTTCCAGCATCTCCGTCACAAGGTCGTGGTACTTGTCTGCGCCCTTGCGGCTGCTCCTGGCAGCTTCCAGGGCTTCCCACAGGTCGGTGAGTTTGTCCCGCCTGTCAGCGGTGATCTCGCCGTAGCCGTAGGCATCCTGGATCTGCTCCATGCTTTCCCAGCCTTCCAGTTCAGCAAAGGGGTCAGCTTCAGCCTTTGCCATGCTACGGGCTTTGGTCTTTTTCTTGACGTACCGGGTCAGACCGTCTTGCATCACGGCGCGGGCATCGTCCATCGCCTTACGGATGGCCTTTACCTCCCGCTCTCTTTTGAGCTGCCCGGGCTGGTTGGCCCATTCTGCCATCAGCTCAGACTTTGTTTTCGGTTTCACCTGTCCGCACCTCCGTTCGCTTTTGCAGGTTCCCTCTTTCTAGGCGGCTTGGGCTTCGGCATCCAACACCGCACGTTTTCGGTTGGAATGGATCTTGTGATGCTGTACCCATACTCTAAAATCGTCCAGCATTTATAGGTGGAGTCATAGCATCCGACCACTGCTTCCTCGTGGAAGAGCGATTTTTCTACAAAGAGGACGGACTTCAGGCTACGAGGCAGTCTCTTTGATGGGTCAACCCATTTACTTGCAGTCCGCTTCACCTGTCCGCACCTCCGTTCTCACAGCTTCCCGAATGCGCAGTCTGGCAAGCTCAGTTTTCGCATACCACAGCTGCCAGTTGCCAAACCATCCCTTGTAGAGCAGTTTCCCGCCGTAATAAACAAGTTCCTGCCTCATCAGGTGGTCGAGAGAGACGATGTAAGTGCCGGGCTTGTACCTCATTTGCTCACCCCCATTGTTCAGCCATTGCTTTTGCGATGCCAGGAAAAGTTTTGCTGCGTTCTTTTGAGTGGCCGCGTCCCATCCAATGATTCTTTTCTCGCAATTTTGGTGGCAACGTCGTCATGTAGTCGTACACGTTGTCAGTTTCCTCAAGGATAGGAAGATTTTTAATCCACAGGCAAGTTTTCTTTTGCTCCGGGTGTCCAAACTGCCAAGGATTGATAATCTGATCCGGCTTTCGGTATAGCGTAGACATCACGCACACAGGATTTTCAACCGCTATATGCGGGACATCCGCTTCAATAAATTTCATAAAGAATGCAGCAGCTTCATAGCGTAAGCTGAGTGGTTTTTTCCCCTCCGTGAACCACCGCGCACCAGAAACAGCTAGGTGTGTGCAAGGCGGGTGTGCAATGAGCAAGTCCCACTTGCCAACGTCATGCGTTACGCCGTCCATCGTAATGATTTGCCCCCCCTCCAGAGCCTTGAGCGCATCTCCAAGAATATGCCACTCGGGATGCCCGCCGGACGGCTCCTGAATATCACAAGAGTAGGCTTCGTGGCCTTTTGCCCGAAACGCCTTGCATACTTCCTGCGATTCCTCGCAGGCGATAAGCACTTTCATCTGTCCGCTCCTCCGTTCGCTCCCATGTACTTCTTGCGGCCCCGCTCCCGGTGACGGTCCTCGTGGTCGTAGTGGTAGACTTTGCCTGTGTCCAGCATCTCTCGGGTGTAAGCAGCTTCTGCGCCGCGCTGGCGCTTGAACTCGGCATATTTAAGGCAGCTGTCGTGGCATACCGGGTGACGAGTGGGGCAGTCTTTGCACGGTGTCATCGTCATTTTCCAGCACCTTCGGCGGCATCGGCATCCAGCCAACCACAGGACAGTCTATCTTGTTGTTGTAAACTTCGTCCGGGTTGAAGTGGCGGTATTCCCACCAGCCTTCCGGGATTCGGTAGTCGTCCCGTTCTTCGTCGTATGTTCCCCAATCGGGAAGGTCTTCCCAATTCCATTCACTGTCCTCGGAGAAAACATTGCCGTTTTCATAGTGCGCCGTTGTAATGCCCAGATAGTCATTACACCGGTACAAAACCAGCACTTCGGTTTCGACTTCCGGAGGGTTCTTTTCAGGGTCGCGCCATGTCGGCCGCAGGGTTTCCGGGTCGATGGTGGGCGCCTCGCTCACCATATCTGCGCAACATTCAGCGGTGCTTTCGCACTCGTTTGTGGTTTCGCGTCCAATATACAGGGCGTATTCTTGCATTTCTTTTTCAAGAGGGGTTGCGTTAATCAACCTCACTTCATCCATTTTCCAGCACCTCCGTCCTCACCGGCTTGATGTCCCGATATTCGGGGTAATGGTCGCCCGCCAGCTGGCAGGCCCGGAACTCTGCCGCAAACTGATTCGCGGCGTTGATGCGGTATGTAAGCGCCGCGTTCCCGTGCGGGCCGCTGCACTCTACGATGACTTTGTATCTAGGCATTTTGTCCTCCGTTCTGGTTTTCCTGCCCGAGAAGCTTTCTTTCTGCCCTGGACCTGAGCATCCGGGTGCGGGCAGCAAGGCAGTGCTTCGCCAGCATCTGCTCACCCTGGGCCTTTTCGACGGCCTTTTTCCACGCCGGGAGAAGCTGGCTCTGCCAGCTGCACTCCGAAATCACCTCGTGGAATGTCTTATAGGCCATCTCATCCGGCACATCCTTGAGCGATGAGTTCGCCCAGATCTCCGCGATACTTGCGCGGTTCTCTGCGGTCTGAGGCCGTCCAAAATAAGCCTCAGCGTCCGCAAGGAGCTTTGTCATCATCTCCACTGTCACGGTTTCACCCCCTTGAAAATATTTGCGTATGCTTCTGCGGTGCTTTCTGTGGCTTGCTTCCCGCGAGGCTGCTCTTGTCGGCGCTGCTCATTCGCTGCCACGTCCCCCGGGGTGCGTATCCCGTCCCGCTGCCAGCCTGACAATATGCCGTTGATGTAGCTCCACGAGCGCTTTCCGGCTTCTGTGGATTTGTCAATCGCCAACAGGATCATCTCTGTGCTGTACTCCTGCCTCCACTTCTGCAGCTTGTCCAGCGCAGAGCGTGGGAAGTCCCCAACGGCCTGCTGATAATGCTGGACGATTTTAGAAAGTTCTACATCAACGGCGGCGGGGGTGGCGCTATTATATACACCACCGTTAGGTGATATACCATTACCATTTACATTACCATTACCATTTACATTACCATTACCATTTACATT